GGTGAAGACTGCCCGTGAGGCGTTGCGTGAGCGGCTTGGCTCCGAGCTCACCGCCACTGCAGTGTCAGAGGGCCCCGCTGTCCTGGCTGGCCTGGAGGCGGCTACCCCAACGGCTATCCACGCCATGCTCGGGGGTGTGCCGGTTGCTCAGGTGGTGAAGGCGCTGACCACGCCCATCGGTGTGCGGACGTGGAGCGAGGCCATCGACGTGAGCCTGCTGGAGATGCGCGACCGGGTGACCCGTGAGGTGGCGACGGCGCTTGCTCAGGGTGCCAGCATGGACAAGGCAGCGAAGGCTATCCGGTCTGCATCGGGGTTTGTGGAAGCGTACAAGAACCAAGCCAGCAACATCGCCCGGACGGAGATCCAGCGCGTGGCCAACAGCGTGGCCCACGACACCTACGCCGCCAACCTGGATGTCATCAAGGGCGTCACCCGGCTTGCAACGCTGGACACCCGGACGTGCATGGTCTGCGCGCCGCTGCACAACGTGACGTGGTTGTACGGCCCTGACGGCACGCTCCTGCCGAACCCTATCCATGGGCCCCACATCACGCCGCCGCTGCACCCCCGCTGCCGGTGCTTCGATGCGCCCCTGACCAAGTCGTGGCAAGAGCTGGGGCTACCGGTTGGACTGACCCGCCGTGACCGCGAGCGGCTGGACGGGAGCCTGCCCCAGAACATGACCTATCCGGAGTGGTTCTCTCGGCAGTCGGTGGCCCGCAAGACGGAGATCCTTGGGCCAACCCGGTACGAGCTCTACCAACAGGGCAAGGTGGGGATAGGCAGCTTTGCTGACGTGACGCGCATCCTGACCTTGTCCGAGTTGCCCTCACCGGCTTAGGCGGTCTCGGCGGTAGGGCTCGCATCGGTCACATCCCACAACATAAGGATGCCCAGCCCATTCTCTGGGTCGTAACTCCCCTCGATGCTGAACCGCGTGTTCGGCCAGCGAGCCGACGACAGACGCATGAGCCGGTGTGACTCGTCCACGAGAGCTTTGCCGTCGTCAAGTTGGATGAAGACGTGAGCGCGATGGATAGAACACTCCATCCCCTCGTTGGAGACGCCGTCTCCTGAGTCTGTGGTGGGGAACCCGGCTACGTTCAGCCATGCGACCGTCTCACGCATCGTGGGCTGAATCTCATCGATGTAATGGCTCATGCCACTTCGCCCATGCGGCTCTTGATCATAGCCACCGCACCCTTCCGGGTCTTGCCGTTCTCCTCCGCTTCGAGCAGCGCAGCCAGGTAGTCGTCGCAGGTGCCGTCACCGAGCGCGGTCGCCAGCCGGGACAGTGAGCCATCCAGCACGGACAGGTCAGCCACGTCCAAGGGTAGCTCTGCCGTCTTGCCGGGCGTTGCACCAGGCTCAACCACTGGGGTGGGCACCTTGCGGGCCTTGGGCTTGGCGGTGGCGTTCAGTGCTTCGAGGCGTCTTGCAGCCACGTGTGGACAGGCGTGCTGCTCAACGTAGACCCCAGACGGGGCGCCCTCCAAAACGATGCGACTGGCGGTGAGGTACTTCTCAATTCGGTACAATGCAGACATTATCGGCTCCTTTGTTGCCCATTATGGGACAATGCGGTACGATTCGCACGTAGCCATTCCAGCGGGACTCCGCCGCAACACCCACGAAAGTGGGAGCCTTTAGGCACAATCGGGAGATGGAGGATGCGCACAATGCTCTTTGCACTACGGATGATGAACGGTCTCAACCCAACCCTCTGCTCTGTCGATGGCGGAGACGGCGGCGAAGGTGGAGACGGCAAGCCGCCAGCCGTTGACCCAGCAGCCGAGGGGCGCCTAAAGGCACTCAAGGCAGAACGGGCCCAACGTCAAGCCCTGGAAGCCGAACTTGCAGCCATCAAGGCGAAGCAGGAAGAGGACCGGGTCAAGGCAGCCGAAGAGCAGGGACGCTTTAAGCAGCTCTACGAAGAGAGCAACGCCGAGCGCACCGCTGCCAGTGTGGAGCTTGAAGCCTACAAGGCGAAGGAAGCGGCACGGGTGGAGGCTCAGACCGCCAAGGCTACTGCTGCGGTGGAAGCCCTGCCGGACAACCTCAAGGCACTTGTGCCCCAAGGCTTGGACGCAGACGCGACCCTTGCCCAGGTGGAGCGCTTGAAGGCTCTCAGCCCCAGTGGTCCTACCGGCACCATGGGTGGAGGCGGCAAGTTGCCAACCACTCAGATCGAGTCCACCCCTGCGGAGAAGCAAGAGGCCGAGCGCCTGATGCAGAACCACAAGATGCTGGACCTTGAGTCGGCGCTGAACCTCATCCGTTCGAAGAAGAAGAAGTCTTAACCGGCCCTACGGGGCCACTTTCCCAAGAGAGGCCCCCAAATGGCTGACAACTACGGACTCCACAAGGTCGTTGCCAACGTCCGCGTTCTCCTCGATGACGGCTCTGCCGCTGTTGTTGAGGGTGATGCCCTGACCACTGCCGGTGCAACCGCTGGCTACTACCGCCGCTGTGATGCCGCTGCTGAGGCCGTTTCCGGCTTCGCAATGGGCGACGCTGCCAGCCCCTCGGCTGACGGTGGCACCAGTGTCCTGATGGACATCTCCAAGGAGAACATCTACCGCTTCCCTGCTGACGCCGGCAGTGTGACCCAAGCTCTTGTTGGCACCGCTCTGGACATCGGCGCAGACGGCCGGAGCATCGACATCAACGGCACCTCGACCGCTGACCTGTTGGTCGTGTCCGTCGATGTTGACCTCAACACCTGCGACGTTGTGCGCGTCTAAGCCTTCCCCACCTTGCTCGGGGCAGTGCCCCACACCTTCAAGGGGCAGCGCCCCGAACGGAGTCACAAATGGACGCCACTCACATCCCGGCACTCGTCACCCAGAGCGCCTACCCCGTCATGTTCCAAGCCTACGAGGACGTTCCCGGCGTTCGTGGCATGGTCGCAGATGTCCGCCCCGTCAATGCCGCCAACATGTACGGCACCAAGGGAACCACCATCATCGGTGGCTCCGACTTGGACGAGCGCATGGACAATGAAGGCTTTGGCCAAGACCGCCTGGAAGAGGGCTACACCTGGCAGATCAAGGTCCGCAGCTACGGTAAGGAACTCCCCCTTGACCGTCGCATGGTTGAGGCTGCATCCAGCACCGAGATCGAAGACCTGATCACCGAGTGGGCCCGCAGCGTTGGACGCAATGCCGCGTACCAGCGTGAGCAGTACGTCGCCGACCTCATGCAGAAGGCTACCCTGTCCGCTGGCAACAGCATCTTTGACGGCAGCTTCCCCGGCAACAGCGACCCCAACCCTCTGTTCATCTACGACGGACAGCCCGGCTTCAGCGCTGCGCACCCCATCGCAGTGGGCACAGGAACCTACGCCAACTACGGTGTGTCCCGCACCTTGACCTCGGCCAACCTCACGGCAGCCAAGATCGAGATGCAGCAGACCTCCGCAGTGGACGACCGGGGTAAGCGCATCATGAACATGGCGCAGACCATCGTGGTTCCGCCCTCCATGGAAGCCACCGCCCGTGTGCTGCTGAACTCGCAGTTGCTCCCCGGTGGTGCCAACAACGACATCAACATCCACCAGGGCACCCTTGGTCTGCTGGTCTCCCCCTTCCTGACCGACACCGCCAGCGCTTCGGCTTGGTGGCTCAAGGGCACCAGCCCCGGTCTCCGCTTCTACGAGCAGGGTGGTGGGCCAGCCTTCCGCACCTACGAGAACGAGAAGCAGAACCAGATCGTCGTGCAGTTGCTCGACTACTGGGGAGGCGGCTTCGTTGACTGGCGCGGAATGCAGGCTAACAACAAGGCTGCGTCCTGATTTGACTTGGGCAGCTCAGCCTACGGGTTGAGCCGTTCCCACGTCCTCCCCGGTGCGACGGTCGCCGGGGTTGACGGGAGAGCGACCAAACGAAGGAGGACAGCATGGCGACGACATACGACCTCTCCAACGACATCGGCAAGGTACGGCTCGGCATCGGTGACACGGGCGCGGGCAGTGCATGGGTGTTCACGGATGAGGAGATCACCTACTTCCTGACGGTCGGCACCACGGTAGTGGGTGGGCAGATCGAAGCCCTCAAGGCTCTCCTGACGGCGCAGAGCTACCGTATCAAGCGCGCCAACGTGCAGGGTGTGACCTACGATGACACGGCGCAGGTGGCCGCTATCAAGACGGCGCTGGGCATCCTCGGCGGCGACATGCCCACCATCTCCGTGCTCAAGACTGGGCCCATGGATTGGGAACTCGCCCACTTCCAGGACGGCGGCCAGTGAACCTCTCCCGCTCCGCGCTGATGAACGACATCCAAGCCGAGAGCTTGAAGGCTGACATCAACGGCCTGCTGACCCTCGGGTCTCTCCCGGTGGCGGTCGCGTTCAGCACACCTACGGCGGCTACGGTCTTCAACCTGGCCACGGGTGCAGTGACGCGCCTGACGGATGACGACACCTTCATTGGCTGGCGTGCAGTGCTCTCTCAGAAGGAAGTCAACGACACGGACGGGGCTAAGAGCGGCGACGCCTGGTTGCTCATCCTGCAGGAGTCGGTCAGCACGCCCCCAACGTTGGACAGCTTTTGCACCATCGACAGCGCACGGCACAAGGTGGTTGGCCCGGTTGAGACGCCGCCGCTGAGCTCGCACTACCGGATGCGGGTCCGAGTCCATGCTTAGCATCACCATCGACAACGCCCGGCTAAACGCCGCCCTCGCCAAGTTGGAGAAGGAGCTACCCGGCATCCAGAACCAGATCGTGCGCAAGCTTGCCTTTGACGGCGTGCGGGACATCGTGGTTAGCATCACGACCGGCGCATGGGGCAACCCTATCCGCGTGGACTTCGGCCGCTATCGGGCTGCGTGGGGTGTTGGCTCTCTTGCACTTGGACTGGGTGCTGCAGGTCCAACCAACGACGCCCACTCCGGAGACGGCAAGGGCACCGTACGCACCACTGACGGCCGCACCATGGCGACCATCACCAACTCGGTAGAGTACGCCGAACTCGTGGAGAACGGGACCGTCTACATGCGCGCAGGGCATCACGTAGCCGTAGCGCTCCAAAGGGTGGCCGAGGACGGGGAAGAGTTGATCCTTGCCCTCGGTACACCCGCACTACAGGACGCGCTGTGAGCATCGACCCAAGCAACCGCTGGCGCAACGCAGAGAGCACGCTGTATGTGTGGGCCGCTGGCCTGACCATCGCCGGCACCCCTGCCATGCGCTTCGACACCCAGCCCCAGCACGACGCCTCCGCCTTCATCCGGTGGACGCTGCGTCCGGTCTCCGAGACCATCGTGGGCTTTTCCGGTGTCCGTACGCAGAAGGTCTCCGCTCTCTTCGCTGCTACGGTCTACTGGCCAAGCATGGGCGACGACGGCACGGTGAACGCCTACGACCTGAGCAACGCCGTGGACGACCTGCGGGACGCGATGACCACGATCTCGGTGACCCTGCAGGACTACACGTCCGGGTCAGCCGTAGCCCTACCCGGAGCGCACACAATCCGCTCCGTTAGCCCACCCACCCATCAACGTCTCAGCTCGCTTGAGGGGTACGACAGAGCCGTCGTCACCGCTCCCGTGTTCTGGGATGCCTACAGAACCGCATAGGAGGCCACCATGGCTGCAATCGACTACGGCGCAGGTGTCGCCCCTTTCACCAAAGTGCTCAAGGCGCTCACCCTCTTTGATGGGACCGGTTCGCCGATCACCCAGTCCATGGTTGACTTTGACGGCGTTCTCGCCTTCGTGGACCAGCAGCGCGTCTCGGCCAGCTACAAGCCCAATGGCCGCCGCCCAACCGGTGGAGCAGTGGTCCTGGATACGGACGACAGCGAAACCGATGTGACCCTGAGCTTTGGCGCCAAGTCCTGGCTGGGATCCACCGTCCAAACCCCTTTGGAGTTCATGAAGGGCGAGACCGTCAACGCCATCGCACTGACCTCCACCGGCACCGCTGGCAAGTTCCTCTTTGGAATGGACCTGACCTACACCAACAGCGCCGGTACCGCCCAGGTCGTCAAGTACACCTACTGCGAGTACCTGAGCGGTACCGAAGTGGAGCGAGACGGCATCCTCTTTGTGGACGTGGCCTTGCGCATCCATGAGAACGGGCCGACCTCGATCACCTGATCTCCTTGCGGTGGCATCTGCGCCCTCACGGGACCGTCCGTAGATGCTGCCGCTTTCCTTTGAGAGTCCTGGGAGGACAACATGAAGTCATTTGCAAAGCACGCATCCACCACCGTCACCCTCACCCGTGGCACCGAGACGCTCGAACTGCGCCTGGTTGCCCCCATCGTTGGATGGGAGGACGAGATGCAGCGCGTGTGGCAGCGCCCGTGCGACTGGAAGGCGACCGTGGGAGAGGGCCGCAAGGCCATCAAGCTCGACGACAACGACCCCCGCGTGCTGAACTGGCTGAGCCGTCGGTACTACCTGATGGTCGGCAAGGTTCTGGCCGAGGGTGGCGAGTTGGAGCAGGTCTACCCCGCGCCTATGCCGACGGATCAGAAGGACTTGGCGGCGCTTGCCGACTCCATCCGCGCCGAGCTGGCGCAAGCCAACATCCGAGAGGGCGACCTGCTGAAGCTGCTCAAGGGCTACAACGTCCTCCAGCATGGCGACCTGACCACCATCGCGCAGGCACAAGCGGCGGGAAACGACTCACCGCCCGAAGAGGCGACGTGACAGCGGCGGGGCTCCGAGTCCTGGCCATGGAGGCGGCATCGTGTCGCTCCTGGGCTGAGTTCGCTGCCCTGCCTGAATCTGACCGCGACCTCTGGATAGGGAGAGCCTGGACACTCCGAGGCTCCCTTTCCACTGACGCACACCCCGCACCACCGCCGAGGCCCTAATGGCTGAGCCAGTAGTATTTGCAGTAGGCGCCGACCTCTCATCCCTCAAAAAGGAGCTGAGCAAGGTTGGCCCCATCGCCAACAAGACGGGCGAGATGGCTGGGGCTGCCCTCAAGGCTGGCTTTGCTGCGGTCGTGGGCGCTGCTGGCGCTACCGGGCTCTTTGCCAAGGGTGTGCTCGAGGAGGGTGCGCAGTTCGAGACCCTGTCCACGCGGCTGACGACCCTCATGGGCAGCGCTGAGGATGCGCGGGACCGGATGCAAGAGCTTGCCAACATCGGCAAGACCACGCCCTTTGAGCTCCCCGGCATCGTGGAAGCAGAGGCCAGCCTGCGCGGCTTTGGTGTCGACGCGGAGAAGGTGTTGCCCAAGGTGCTGGACCTGAGCGCGGCGCTGGGCTTGGAACTCTCCGACGCTGCGGGCGCGGTCGGTCGTGCTTTTGCCGGTGGCGCCGGCGCTGCTGATGTGCTCCGTGAGCGCGGGGTGTTGGCAGCTATCGAACTCCGGACGGGCATCAAGGCCACCAACATGGAGATCGGCCAGTTCCGCGAGGAGTTGCTGACCACCTTGGAAGAGTACAAGGGAGGCAGCGCCCGACTCGCAGCCACGCTCAACGGCCAGGTCTCA